TTGACAGACCTGCTTGAGAATTTTGATCTGTTAAAGCGACACCTCCCAAACCGCTACCATAACGTGGTAAGCCGTTTGCGAAAGTGTTAAATAGACGCATTTCTGAGTCCGTAGTTCCTGCAAAATTTAATGCAATTCGATTATCAATATTTGCACTCGTAATGGGCGTAATCAAACGCTCCAAGCGCACTGAATGCGAATTGTGTGGTCCCACATCTGTATTATAATGCCAGATCATGGATCCTCGTCTTCCAACATAACATGGTTCTAACCATGTGTATGGAATACGATTCACAAAATTAAAATTTGAAGTTCCAACACCCACAATGTCATCAGCAGTGTTAATCCCTAATGGATCAAACCCCCAAGAAGGAGGGATCCTGCTCTGCGCTGCATGCAATATAGTATATGCATCAGTCACACCTAGCTCTTGTGGCTGCACATAAGCAAGTGTGGAGCGTCGTAATAATGTTCTCAATGAAGTCAACGACTCACCGAAATTAACAAGAAAACGATTAGGATCTGAACCAGCTGGAGTCCCAGCAGTAATAGCTAGTGACCTTGATTCCACTTCTGATTGCACAGGAAAGATAGATCTCTTATCTAAGAAATCAGTTGGATTCGCAAATTCAAAGTTCTCAGCTGCACGAACATGCACCATGACATCTAATGTAGCAGCTGTCACCGGTGCTGTAAGTTCATTCAACACACGTAGTGTTAAAGTACCATTTGAATATGCTGGATTATGCTCAAAAGCAAAAGCCGAAGTATACCACCAATCAAAAATCCCTCCACGAGAAGGTTGTGATTGTCGAGTTCTCAACCAAGGCAAAGCTTGCATGTAGGGGATACGGATAGAAACTTCATCAGTTTCTGAAATATCCACAATTTGATTGAAAACAGCAGTGGTATTATCAGCAGTGCTAATAATATCACCTGTAGGATCCCACGAAATTCTTACACGACCACGATGGTATGGCGATTTGATAAATTTAAAAGTATAAATTAAATCACCTCGCCAATGCCAAAATAGGAATTGCAAGTGTCCCATAGGTGTGGAATCACACTTTGATGAATCACCTAATGAATTGTAATCATTCATTAATGGTAAAACTGTTGTTGAGAACTTTAAATCATCCTTGGCATCAGTGTTCGTCCATGCAAACTGAGTCAAATAAGAATCCCTAGTAACTAGAGATTCGATATTTAATTCATCGTTAGCGCTTAGACCACCAATGGCTGGATCAATGGATAACTCATTCTTTGGATCCAACGTTAATTTCTCTACAGGTTCACCAATTTGTGTGGAAGCCAAGGAATGAAAAACCAAATTTTTATATGGTTTGACATCATCAATGACTGGCACATTAGTGAAACCAAAAAGAGAAGCTATACTAGAAATTGCCGATGCTCCCATCCGTGTTGCTGTAGCAAAACGTCCTATAACGGGTACATCCTCCAACCAGCCAGCTGCTGTGGCTATAGCTGATGCGGGTGCGGAAACAACTCCCTGACCATACTCATCTGAC